ATTGGCGTAGAGCTTGATAAGCCCACATTAATTGATGAGGCTGGTTTTAGCCGATATGATTTAGCCGATTTCGCTGGGTTGGCGCCAGAAGTTATTGGCGGTGTTACAGGAGCGATTAAAGGAGCCGCAATAGGCACCGCAGTAGCTCCTGGCTTTGGTACGTTGCTCGGCGGAGCTATTGGTGCAGGCACAGGAGCGGCTAGTGGGCAGGCACTTGAAGAAGGTGTTGAAGCATTTTATGGCGTACAAGACCAGACAGCAGAAGAAGTTGTAAAAGACTTGGGGAAAGAGTTTGCTTACGGTTTTTTAACTGATGCTACTTTAGGTGCCTTTGGGTTGACTGTGCGTGGCATTGGAAGCTCAATGAGGGCTGGTAAAGGGCTCACCGATGACGAGCTTGAGATTGCTGCCAAGTCTATTGAAAGAGGCATCAACCCTACCCTAAGCGCAATCCGCGCTCCATCAGTTGTAGCCCGCCAGCAAGGTATTGTTGAAAAGATTTTTGGCTCTTCTCCTCGGCTAAAAAACAACAATGAAGTTATGCAAAAAACAATTGCAGACTTCCGCTCGAAAGTAGACAAGGTTGGCGATGAAGAGGCTGGGCGCATTTTGCTTGAGGGCACAGGCAAAAAGGCTTCTGAATTAATCGCGGCCCAAGAAGCTTCTCAGAAGGCTGTTTTGCAAACCTTGCGCGGGTTAGGCAATGACCTTGGCGCGGCTGCTGAAAAAAACATGGACTTGAATGAAGATGTGTTTGATATCTTGATTGGTGCTAGAAATGCGTTTGACTCTGAGGTAAAAGCTGCATTTAAGCCAATTGATGAGGCATTAGAATCTGCTGCTGGCTCTGAAAAATTGTTCGGCATGGGCAATATACGCGAAGCAGTAAAAGAGATAAAAAACATAGAAAAATCTGGATTAGCTGGCGACACCATGCAAGAGCTAAAGTCTGCTTTAAAAGGCATAGATGCTTTAGGCAAGCGAGGGAATGTTTCTTTCTTGGAGCTTTACAATTTACGCAAAACATTAAGCGATAATTTAGCAAGAGTTCCCTTGTCTAAGAAAAATATTCAGCGCGGTCATATTAGTGATTTGATAAGCAAGATTGATGCAAAGTTATCTACAAATAGCGTCAAAGCCACTCTTGATAATTTACAGGTTCCAGCGGGGCTTGAGAGAAGGTTTCTTGAAAGAGCCTCTGAAGCCATTGAGCCAGCCAGAAAGTTATATAACGAAGGCGCACAAATATTTGAAGATATAGAAGCTGCTGGAATTATCAAAAATATTGCCGCTAAAGCTAGAGGAAATCAGCCTATAGGGATTGATGATGTTGCTATGGATAAGATTATCCGTAACAACAAGCCTTTGGTTTTAACAAGAGCGTTAAATGCAATAGATTTTGCCGCTTCTAAAGGAGTGAAAGGAAAGGCTGGAGCTGAGCTTGATAAAGAAGCATTTAGAAACCAGCTAGCCGGAGAATGGCTAAATGATGCTTTGTCTACATCAGGCCTTAGAGGCATTGATGATATTGACCCTTCAAAATTCAAGCCCGCCGCGTTTGCTAAAGCTGTTAAGGACTTAGGCAAAACAGCCGATGTTCTGTTTGGCGCGGATGCAGCTAAAGTAAAATCATTAGCGTCTCAAATGGAAAAGATTGGTCTATCAAATCTAAAGCAAGCTGATGTTGACGCAGTTATTAAAGAAATAGGGAAAGATGCTCCTTTAGCCGAACAATTAACCGTCTTAACCAATTTGCAGAGGGCTGCACGCGATGAACAAAAAAGCTCTGCTTTGCGTGCTTTGCAGGCTGGAGATTTAAATCCTATTCAGGCAGCAGAACTAATTTCCACTAGAAGCACAACAGCGACAGACGTAAAAAAGATTTTTAATGCGTTTAAAGGAAACGAAGAAGCTCTTCAAAAGTTGCGCGGTAATTATATGGAACGCCTTATTTCTGACTTTGGCGATACACTGACGACAGACGGGAAAGCCTTGGGTGCTTTTGCAAAGCGCATTTTAGATGCTAACGAGGGCGGCAAGTTGTCGGCTATATTTGGCGATGAGATGGGCAAGGATATGGCTGAGTTTGCTAGAATACTAGACTTTAACTCTCGCACAGCGGCTGGTGGTGATTTGGTTGCTGCTAACATCGCCGCTAGCCCAATTCAAAACCTTGGTAAACTAGCCAAGTTTACAATTGTTGGGCGGCTTTTAACATCAGGTCCGTATTATAAGCAAATTGTTCAAGACTACAAAAAACTTTCATCAGGGCAAACAGCCGAAGAAAAGTCAAGAATACTTGGCAGGCTAATCTCTCAGTCTTTGGCTCAACAAAGCCAAGAGGGTGTGCGGGAAGCAGAGCAACAGATAAGCTCAGTAATAGAATCTTCTGGTCTGGGCGAGCAAATCCAAAATATAAACAGCCAGGTGCAGTCTCAAATACCGAACAATTCTACGGGTATTGGGCAGGCAGCGGTTGTTCCGCCCGCATCCCCAGCGCCCGCAGCACAACAATCATCAGTTAGACAACAGGCCGCGCAGAACCCGGCAGTGGCACAGGCCCTCGGTATACGCGGTGCAACAGCAGGGTTGATATAAAATGAAATCGACAACGATTGACCAGCTACGTCAGGAGCTTGCTTCTGATGAGGGCTGTAAGTACGAGATATATTTAGACCACCTAAATTTGCCCACGTTTGGCATAGGTCACTTGATTAAGAAAGATGACCCTGAGTACGGCAAGCCTGTTGGCACGGTCATAGAGCAAGAGCGCGTGGACAACGTATTCAAGCTTGATATAGCTGTAACGCTAGATGATTGTCACCGCTTATACCCAGATTGGAATGAGCTGCCAGAAGAGTGTCAGCTTATCATTGCGAATATGATGTTCAACCTCGGATACCCACGCCTGTCAAAGTTTAAAGGAATGAAGGCTGGAGTGGACGCGAGAGAGTTCAGCGCCGCATCAGACGAGATGGTGGATTCCAAGTGGTATACACAAGTACCTAACCGCGCAAGGCGTTTAGTAACGCGCATGAGAGCATTGGCAGATGATTCCGAAAGTTAGTGCAGCCACAGGCCCCGCGCCAATGAAAAAACACTGCCGCCGTTGCCCACGTTGTAGTGAGCCGTTGAAGACAGTGTATGTTCATGGTCATACGCAGTGCGTTAATTGTGACTGCATTATAGATGATTGCTGCCAAGGCGAAACCTGTCAGGCCGCTCCATCAGCATCATAATCACAACGCCAGCTTTTAGATTCATAAGGAAATTTATGGTCGCTAAAAACATTGACGCTAAATTTTGACATTTCAACTGTACGCGCTTTGCATTCCGATAGAGAATTATACGGCCCCCAATTGTCTCTTAATTCAAAACAATGATTACCGTAGCCGCTACCGACAACAGCGCATACAACAATAACTGCTGTATACATAACTACTCCAATTCTACAACAATCTCCATCTCACTGTGTCTTGGTGTTAGCATCTCCAGCTTGCATACAGGGCAAACCATAAAATCCTCTTCAAGACCGTCAGATTTAAATTGCATTTCTGTTTCACACTTAGGGCACAACCCATACGACATGAGCCGCGCCATTTTTCCATCACCTTCTTGTATCATGGGATGTCTCCCTAGAAAGTTGCACTATATTAACATTTAGGTCATACTTATAGCGTACTGTCAAGAAATAAATTTCACACTTCCAACGGGGGGAAGATGTTAAATCCTTTCGAGGCTGGCAAGCTAGGCGAACATATATGTATGGTTCGCTTGATGAAGCTTGGCTACTCTTGCCAAATAGTCAACTTAGATACGGTTGATGTAATTATTAATTGGCAAGATGTTTTTCTGCGCGTTCAAGTTAAATCTAGCATTTTAAAAGGCAGAGGCGGAGCGCAAGCCGCGCACATGGGGTATCAGTTCGCTACATCTCATGGCGGCAAGAAAAAGCCACTAACAAAACAACAATGCGATATAATAGCCTTTGTTGCAGTAGAGCCAGAGCGCGTTTTGTTTAAACCAGTAGAGTGCCTAAAAGGTCAGGTGACAAAGCGTATATCGCCTGCAAAATTTATTAAAGATGATTTGGAGCAGCGGTCTTTGCAAAATTGCTTAGACCGTATTTTTTTGTCCAACTGAGCCAATTCCCATAGAACCAATTGAATCACCGTACTTTTCCTTGTAAGCTTCAGATACAAGCATACCAATCTGTTGACGTATGTTACGGTGTTCATCTTCACAAAGCTTTCTCAGCTTGTTATAGGTTCTCATGTCAATTCCGACAGTTCTATGATTTCCTGATGCCACAAAAGCCTCCAACAAAAAGGGACATATAATGACATATAATAAAGGTTTTTATCAGAAACGCAATAAGTTCGGTGCGAAGAAAACCGAATTTATGGGGATGAAGTTTGATAGCAAGTGGGAGGCAGAGCGGTATGGGCAGCTCTGGAAGATGCAAGAAAACGGCGAGATACGCGACCTAGATAGACAGGTGCGATTTAACATGGTCATTGACGGGCAAAAGATTTGCGCGTACATAGCCGACTACACATACTACAAGCCGAATAAAGACAGCGAGGACGAATTTATAGTCGAAGATGCCAAGGGCGTGGAGACAGATATATTCAAATTAAAGAAGAAGTTAATGAAGGCTCTGCATGGCATAGAAATAAAGATATCGAAAAAAAATCAAAAAAATTAAAAAAAGTTCTTGCAATGTGAAACAAGTATCACTACCTTGGGTGTATCGAAAGAGTTTAACAGCTCAAAATATTAACCAAGGAGGTCGCAATGACCAATTCAGACGTATCGTCTGTGTCCTCCGCATCCCTAGCTGAATTAACCATGCTCAAGAAAGAGCTGGACCAGCTTATTGTGGAGTCACAGGAAAAAGTAAAGGTTATCAAGAATGAGCTTGAGAACCGCTATCTAGGCAGAGCGCAAGACACTTTGCGTCAAAACGGAAAAGACTTTGGCAGCGTAACCATTGAAGACGCTGGTTATAAGCTAAAGGTCAATGTTCGCAAGCGCGTGGAGTGGGATGAAGGTAGGCTTCTAAATATCTTAAATGGTATGGATGAAGATACTGCTCGTCACTACGTTTCTGTCAAATACACAATCCCAGAAGCTAAGTATAATAATGCTCCGCCTGAAATTCAGGCGCGGCTTAGTGATGCGCGTACTGTGCATTTGCAGGGTACAAGCATTGATGTTGAGGGAGATGATGATGCTTAACATTATCACAGCCGAACAACGGCTAAACGAAAAGAAGGGCCACAAGCTAGTTGTGTGTGGTCAGTCTGGGGTGGGCAAGACTTCTCTTGCTCGCACCCTCGACACATCCAAGACCCTGTTCATGGATTTAGAAGCGGGTGACGCGGCTATTGAAGGCGTAGCCATTGATGTCATTCGTCCGCGCACATGGACAGAGTGCCGTGATTTCGCGGTGTTCTTGGGTGGGCCGAACCCGTCTTTGGGTGAGGACGCAACTTACAGTCAGGCACATTACGATTATGTGTGTCAGACTTATGGAAACCCAGCAGATGTTTTGTCTAAGTATGACACAATCTTTGTTGACTCAATTACCGTAGCGGGGCGTTTGTGCTTTACGCATTGTCAGAACCAGCCTGAGTGTAAATCAGACCGTACTGGCAAGCTGGACACTCGTGCAGCTTACGGTATGCAAGGGCGTGAAATGATGGGGTGGCTATCACATCTCCAGCACATCCGCGATAAGAATGTAATCTTTGTTGGCATTCTGGATGAAAGGACAGATGAGTATGGTCGCCAGACTTATGAGCTGCAAATTGAAGGCTCTAAAACTGGACGCGAATTGCCGGGCATTGTGGATGAAGTTATTACAATGGCTCTTATGTCAGATGATAACGGAGTTCCGTATCGCGCCTTTGTGTGTCAGACACTGAACCAGTGGGGATACCCAGCTAAAGACAGGTCTGGCAGATTAGATACTCTAGAAGAGCCGCACTTAGGCAAACTTCTAGAGAAGATGAGTGGCGGTACGCCACAAAATGAACGTCCTATGGACTTTGTAAATCCAAGTGAAATGAATGGAGCGGAAGAAAATGCTTAATCTTAATGAAGTAGAAACTGGCAGTGAACAGAAGCCTTTAGAGCTTATGCCAGACAAAACACCTGTTCGCGCGATTATTAATCTATTGGGCGGTGACAGCGAAATGCCTGAGTTTGGGCCTGGCTTTCTTTTCAAGAAGTCCATGTCATCTAGCGCAGTGTATTGCCCGATGGAATTTACCATCATTGGCGGTCAGTTCGATAAGCGCAAAGTATGGCATAACCTTTTTGTGCACGGTGACAAGCTAAACAGTAACGGCGTTCCTGTGGCGCGTCAGATTGGCCTTGAAACGCTCCGGCGCATGATTGACAGCATCCATAACTTGAAGGGCGCTGACATGTCTCCAGAGGCTCAGCAAAAGCGTAATATTGCTGGCCTTGATGCCCTGCAAGGACAACAGTTTTGTTTCTTGGTTGGTGTAGAGCCGGAGCAAAATGGATACGCTGCAAAGAACAAAATGACTATTGCGCTGACTCCAGACAATAGTGATTACATTCCTAGCGGCGGTAGTGGCGCGGCACCAGCAGTTAATCAGACATTGATTAATTCAATGCCGCCACAAGGTCAGGCCGCTATGAATGCTCAAGCCCCTGCGGTAACAGCAACGGCTGGAGTTGTTCCAGCGTGGGCGCAGAAGTAATACTCAATGCTTCGTTACCCGAATGGGTTTCTGGCATTGATTAGGGAGGAGCCTCGTAGCTGCCTGTGACTCCTAGGGCACAATGAAGGGGGCTTGGCTCTTCCCGACAATAATTTTCTGGAAGTCAGGATTACGGCGAAAGCTGTGCGTCTCCAGAGATAGGGGTGTGTAAGTCAGACTGCTGTATAGCGGAACCACTACAGTGATGGGCTCTCTATATGTATCGAGCCTAAGCATTCACCCCGCCTAAAAGAAGGGTCTGGCTTTGTTGCTAGGCTAGACCCTTCTTCCTTTAACTTTAGCAACATCAGAGGGGCCGCCATACAAACGGAACGGCGGTATGGATAAGAAAATGGCTTTAACTAGCATTACAAGTAAACAGCGCAAGCTGTCATCAGAGCTTTCTCCAAAGCAGCAAATTGCAAATTTGAAGGCTTTAATTAAAAACCCACCTGAGAATAGTCGGGTATGTGAATTCACGCCAGAGCTGGCTGAATATATTTTGTCAAACCTGAACATCAAAAATCGTCCGCGTAAGGCGCAGAAGATTATTGAATACAAGCGAGACATGCAAAACAATAATTGGTCACTAACTGGCGAAACAATTAAGTTCGGTACTGACGGGCTTCTTAAAGATGGGCAGAACAGATTGGCTGCATGTTTGCAAGCTCAAGTGCCGTTTACCACCCATGCCATTTATGGGATTGACCCGAACACTTTTCATCACATGGACACGGGCAAGAACCGTGGCGCGGATGATGTTCTGGCAATCATGGGCGTAACAAACTCTAATAAGATTGCTCAGACAATTAAGTTCCTTATCAATTGGGAAAGGGGCAAAACAAACACCGCTGGGGCAGCAAACAACGACATGATTAAAAGAGCCTACCTGAACAAATATAATCCTGATTTGTTGCAAGAAGGCGTGTCATGGGCGCGTAAAGTATATACTCAAACTCGTTACCCTATTGGTCCTATTGCAGCAACATTTTACTCTGTTGTAGATAGCGGCTATCGTAACGATATTGAGAAGTTCTTTGCTGCTATGATGGCGGGTACTGGAAAGGCTAATAGCGGTCCTGTGAAGCTTATGAAGCACATTACGTTCATGCGTATGAACAGAATGCATATTAGTTCGCATGACTATTCTGTTCTGCTAAGCCGCGCTGTTCATTGCTTTGTGAATAATAAGAGCATGACTAAAGCAGACTTAAATGTTAACCTTGCAGACAAGCGGATGCCTCTGCCGTCTGCTAAATAAAATTAAAGGCGCACTAACGGCAATCTTGGTTAAAGAGCTGTTAGCTGGTTTGGGTAGCACCAGTGCCGTAAAGCTACCCACCCTTGCATCATAAATAGGACTAGCGATGCTATACAATAACGACTTTAGCCACGACCTTTTAGTTGGTCAGGTAGCCGAACAATTCCTCGGTGACTTACTTCAGAACAAAAAGATTGAAGTAAAGAATGATAAAATAGCTCATAAGTCTGGGCGTGTATTTGTTGAATTTGAATGTCGCGGGAAACCGTCAGGTATTACAACAACACAATCAGATTTTTGGGCTTTTGTTTTAACTACAGGTGTGGTCATAATTGTATCGAAAGACAGGTTAACCGAGTTGTGTAATAACGAATATAATAATGGCAATGTTATACGCGGCGGGGATAGAAACACATCACAAGGTTTCTTAATTAATTTAGACGACTTATTGAGGAAAGTTTAATGGCTGATTCTGAGAGAGTTACTGAAAGAAAAAAAAGAGAGCAACTTTTAAAGCTTCAGGAGTGGGACAAGATTTGTCCTGATGATGCATTTGTTGATGCTAATGTAAAAGAAGAACTTACTGGAAGGCACATTCACAAAGGCACAGAAGCCACTGCTAAGAGCGCTAGCTCACTGGAGCAATAGATGCGTGTGGAAATCAACCTAACGCTATTCTTTAAGGACAAGGGCTCAGAGAGCATTGACGGATTTATAACTATAAGCGAAATGGCAGAAGATGAAGAAATTTTAGACGCTATGGGTGTTTTTATCGAAGACGCGGCACATAAGCACAAGTTTAATTTTACCTCTGGTATGGCATATATGCTGATTAATGAGGAAGAGATTTATCAAGTAACATTTCAAAACCCAGAGATGCAAATGGAGGGCACGGAGTTATGCAACATAATAATTCCAGACGGAGTGACGGTACATTAGAGGCCTTGGAGAAAAGCGATACACTTACAAACGCCGCTAAGATGTTTAGCGAGTTGGGGTGGGGCAAAAGGCTTTGCGACCTTAAAGAAGAAGAAGTATTAGGTATGGTCGCGTATTTTCAGAAAATGAAGGAAATAAGAGATGAGTTTACAGAGCAAGGGCTTCTTGAATTTGAACAGAGTATCACCAGTTCTGACGCCACGGACGACCTCAACGACCCCATTCCATTCTGATGCTATAGAGCTTATTGCTTACAATATAGATAAAGCGATTTGCGATAAAAATGATGAGCAGCCAAGAAGAAAATACTTAGGCGGTTCATCACTTGGAAGCGCGTGTTCTAGGCAAGTCCAGTATAGATATATGCAAGTTGAGCCAGATGAGGATAAAGCCTTTCCAGCGCGTACATTGCGTATATTCGATATGGGGCACTTCATTGAGGACTTGATTGCTGGCTATCTGAGGGCTGCTGGGTTTGAATTAAAGACGCACGACTCACAAGGCAAGCAGTTTGGGTTCGCGGTAGCTGACGACCAAATTAAAGGGCACATTGATGGCGTCATAACTGGCGGACCAGTTCCAATGCACTACCCTTTCCTATGGGAGTGTAAGTCAGCCAACAGCAAAAAGTTCGGTGAATTTGTTCGGAAAGGTGTGGTGGATGCAAACCCTGTTTACGCCGCGCAAGTAGCATTGTATCAGGCATATATGGACCTGACAGAAAATCCGGCCTTGTTTACTGTGATGAATAAAGATACAAGTGAGATTTACTACGAGCTAATTCCTTTCAATAAAATGTTAGCTCAAAGCACAAGTGATAAGGGCGTAGAAATATTGAAAGCTACAAAAGCAGGGGAAATGTTGCCGCGTATTGCAGCAAATTCAGATTACTTTGCTTGCAAATGGTGTGAGTTTCGTGAAACATGTTGGGCAAAATAAGAAAGACCCCTGACAAAATCAGAGGCCTTTCAAAGTGTGAAACGAAATCAGAAAAGGAAACAATCGGACTTCAGGATACAATATAATGAGTGTTATAAGGTTTGACAATACTAAATCTGGTACGGCGCATGATTTAGTTGAACAGATTAGCCGTAATGTTCCACGTTCAGTACAGGTAGAAATGCTGCTTGAAACATATCCGAATGGTAGGGTTCGGGGCAGCGACTTCTTTATCGGGTCTTTGGCTGGCGAGGCTGGAGAGAGCCTAAAGATTGATATCAACACCAATAGTCCGCACTTTATGCGTGGGCAAGACTTCAATGGCGGGGAAGGTGTAGGGGGAATTGTTAAGATTTTGATGGCAGCTCGCGGTATGCGCCTGCCTGAAATCAAAGAATTGTTCGGCTCTTATCTTTCTACAGACGCGCCTAGCACGCCGCCCCCACCAAATTGGCGCACCGAAAACGGGATAAATCTTAACAAGATACCAGTTGGCAACGGTGTACAGCAACAGGGCAATAGTACACCGCAGGCAGAGCCTACAGCCGAGAAGGTTCGCATTGATATTGATACGCCGCACAACGGGCAGTGGGATTATATTTCTCGTGACGGTGAGGTATTGGTTTCTGTGCGCCGTTATGATATTCAAGGCAAGAAGGAATTCCGTCCGTGGATTCCAGGGGTTTCATATCCAAAAGCGCCAGAAGTCCGGCCTCTGTATAATATCCCGAACATTTTAAATGAGCATAGAGTTGTGTGGGTTGAGGGCGAGAAGTGCGCTCAAGCCTTGATTGAAGCAGGCATACCAGCTACATGCACATTGGGCGGGGCTGGAGCGTTGACAAGAAAGAACGCGGAAAAGTTCGACTTCACGCCGTTGCGCGGGAAGGAGCTTGTTATCTGGCCTGACAATGATGACGCCGGACGCAGGCTCGCTGAAATTGTTCGGGAAGTAGCGCTGGAATCTGACGCGGATAGTGTAACCATATTGCAACCTCCTTCTGGTAAACCTCCCAAATGGGATGCCGCAGATGCTATAGAAGAAAGTTTTGACGTTGAAAAATTCATTACAAACGGGGCTGGTAACACTCGCCGTTCTATCAACCTTCTTAATGATAGTCTCCTTATCTCACGCTTTAGTGGTGCTGCGCCTGTCCAGCAGTTTCTTGTAGACGGCACGTTCCCACTAGGCGTTCCCATTATCTTTGCAGCAGCAGGCGACAGTGGTAAGGGCATGATGACCCTAGACCTAGCCATGAAGGTTGCAGCAGGCAAGCCAGTTCAAAACTCTTTCGGGGGAATTGTTCGGGAGTTCGGGGACGTTGTTATCTTCACAGCAGAAGATGATGAGTCCGAGATGCATAGACGCATTGAGCGCCTTGATGAAGCGGGCTTGCGCTTTGACTACCCGAACAAATTGCATGTAGTTCCGCTGCCAAACGTGGGCGGTGTGTTTCCTATCTTGCGAGAGAATATGGGCGACTACAGCGAGACAGATGAGTTCAAGAAAATATACGAACAAATGCTACAGCTCGACAATCTCAAGCTTATCGTGTTTGACCCGCTCGCATCATTCGTACATGCAGACGTAAACTCAGACCCTGCGGCAGGCGCGGCGTTAACGGGGTTGTTGGCTAGAGTTGCCACAGAAACGGGGGCGGCTGTTATTGTGTGTCACCATATGACGAAGGTACAGGGCGACAAGGTTGTGTCTAAGCCAGAAGAGGCACGCAATCTTATTCGGGGTACTTCCGCGCTTGTTGATGGCGTGCGTTGTGCGTTTGCTATCTGGCAGTTGGACGAGAAAACAGCACGCGGTAGATGCAAAGACTTAGGCATTGATTACCAGCGAAACAGATGCTTTGACGGCGCAGTTGTAAAGTCTAACGGGCCTGCAAACCGGGATATCCGTAATTTTGTTCGGAATACACTGTCCGGGCTTTTGGAGGACAGAACCGAACAAATTCGCAACTTGGGGCAAAGTAACCAAGCTCAGTTGCGTAAAGATGCGATGTTCAGTTGGATTAGAGATTGTGAGCAAAATGGTCGGGCATTATGCCAGCGTGGCGGGGCCGACAGCATTATTGAAAGGCTAACGGATTCAGACGCCCCTGCGTCATTAAACGACATAGGGCAATGGACAGTTGACCAAATTGTTCGGGATTTGATTGCGGAGCGCCGCATCGAAAAGTTCAGGTTTACGACTACAGGTGGGCAGAAGTGGCTGGGCACAGTTAACGGCGTTATGAGCCGTGGTGAATATGAAGCAGTAACAGCGAGGGATAATGTATAAAGCAGATGGATTTGATAAGGCGATAATTGGTTATTGCCGCATATGTGGACGCGAGGATGTGCTTGCATATGATTATTGGAAGTGCATTGAAATACTTCAAGAACGCGATGGCATGACATCAGACGAAGCTATTGAGTATATGGAGTTCAATGTAATCGGGGCTTATGTGGGCGACCTAACGCCTGCATTTATTTACGAAACGGAGGTAGAGGATGACTAAATTAGCTGCTGACATGACAGTTGATGAGTTCGCAGCAGAGCTTAAATCTATGTGGGAGGAAGCCGTAAATATTACGGGCATTGAGCGCGACAAGAACAATCGTTCGTATTTGGGCAAGCGCAATCATGTAAAAGGTGCTGCTTCCATTCTTTCAAGTCCGCAAGCTAAATTAGCTAAGCAGCGCGGAGACAACGGCTTTACGAAGGGAAAACTATTATGATTGATGAAAAAGACTATGAAAGCATGAATCGGGCTTACTTCCTCGACAAGGCAGAGGAGCTTATTAACGGGCAGCGGGCTAAAGATTACGGTGATGCCAAAGCAAATCACTATCGTATCGCTCAGATATGGGAGGTAATTTTGGGAGTGGAGGTAACACCCGAACAAGTATGCGCCTGCATGATTGGCCTAAAGCTGGCACGCCTAGCTAACGATATGCAACAGGACGATACATGGGTAGATATCGCGGGATATGCCGCGTTGGGCGGGGAAATCAGTCAATAAAAAAAACAGGCGAGTTGTTCGGGGTTGCCCGCTCGCCTGCTTCTCTAAAGACATTTGTAACTTGTGATATATGTTTAGACATAACATATATTACGGCCTGCCTGAACATCAGACAGAAGGGTATAATAACATGGCAAGTAAGACTTACAAGCAAAAACAACAAGAAGAAGAGTATAATAAATGGAAGCGCGAGCAGAGTCAAAAGCTGCATGATTCCGAAGATTTGTTCGGGTTAAAACAGACACATCACACCAGACATGTAAATAAATATTGTTCGGTTTGTGGCAGTCCGCAGGCATGGCGCTCATCAGACCACGGGACGACATGGCAATGCTGGGCACACGCAAAAGAGTTGTAGTAAGATACGCGCATCGGGACTCTCCTTGCCCATCGGGGTATGAATCTGGTACATTCCTACACTTTGGCGGACATCATGGCAGAGGAGGCTACGGTGCGTGGATTAAAGAACCCGAACAATTCTACGATAGTGCAGCGGAATCCGCTCGCCCGAACAATTCGAAGCGCGGGATTCAGGACGCGGATTGTGAAGAGTAAAAAGGGAAAAGGTTCGTATAAAAGAAAAGGGCGGTTTCAAGACCGCCCCTTTTCGTATGTATAATCTTCTTTTATCTTTCCCTGACCCTGTAGGTAAGTCCCATATGTTCCTGTTCGAGAGCGGTAATTTTGTTCAACTTCTTGAGCATACTCCCATTCATCGAATTCTTTATCTAGCAATAGGATTTTATCCCATGCCATTTGTTCTACCCAATACATGCCTACCACCTATGTCTAAGTCTTTTATGTTTCTTTAGCCTATAACGCAAAACTAATTTAATTGTTGCTACGTCCAGCTTCGTCATGCCTTTAGCTGGGCTAAACGCTTGAGCCATAAGCCACTCGTTATTTTGCGTTTTGCACATTTCAAAATACCATCTTCTATGCACTGAACAACTCCGCCCATCTATTCTTCTGTTTATCTGTCCAGCCGTAAGTGTCCATAGCTTGCCGCATGATGCGCTCGGCTGTTTCTGTCCATACTAGAGCGTTCTGCCGCGCCCATACCCATGCCCATAGCTCAGCAGTAAGTCTTGAGCGGCTTTGATACTCGCCAAGGATGTGACCCAACTCATGCAAGGCAGAAACATAATAGCCTGTATTCTTAGTCGGCCTGATGCAAATTTCCCTTGTTGCTGGACGCGCCCAATAACGCGGTACATCATCATGCATAGATTGATACGTTACCTTGATATTATTCTCAGCACAAAGCTGTTGAACGTGTAAGGCCATTTCGATTCGTTTCACTGTCATTTTACTTTCCCTTCAAGAAATATGTTTCTTTATACTTTACATTGCTATTATCATATGTTATCATTGTCAACAATAAAAGTGAAACTAATATCAAAAAGGAATGAAATCATGTTCACGAAAATGAAAAACCTCGGTTATAACGCCGATAAGAAACGTTTATACTTAGCGTATGGTTCTAATCTTAATATGTCTCAGATGGCGTACCGTTGCCCCACTGCAAAGCCTGTAGGGGCAGCTATGATTTATGGATGGGAGCTATGCTTTCGCGGCGTGGCTGACATCATTAAGTCAGACGACCCGCAGATGGTATTGCCTGTAGGCATCTGGGAAATCAGCCCAGCGGATGAATATGCGCTAGACGAATATGAAGGCTATCGCCCTGACAAGCCCCGTAAAGGCTTGTACGACAAGATTAAGGTTGCTGGTATTATGACGTACCAGATGACACGCAGGGATATTGCTAAACCTGGTCAGGCATATTTCAAAACTATTCTTCAGGGCTATAGAGATTTTGGGTTAGACACTAACTATCTGTATGACGCGGCTGGATGGGCGCAATATGAAGAAGAACAGCGCGACAACGTATTCGGATTGGAGAGCGCATAATGGATAATCACGATAAAACAATTAAAGATATTGTTGTGGGCGTAAAGGGCATGAAAATTAATATGCTAAGCAAAATCAACGCTGATAATGTTCAACTCAAAAGAATGCTAGACGACATTAAAGAAATGATTACACTTTCTAGAAGTGTTGGGGAAGTCTCTAGAAGAGTTCACCAATATGATGAAGAGTCTGCCATGGTTTTAATTAGGCAAGCTAAGACGCTACTGGACACAGTTTCTTTAATGCAAGTGAATTATAACAAGCTTTCAGAAGAAGTAAAAATTCATCTTGATGATTTAGAGGGCAAATAATGGCTGAACATTTTGACGAATTACTAGCGGAGCGGGGAATGAAAACCCCGTACCCGCGCATCGAAGCAAAACATGAAGATATCAACGTGCTTATCAGAAAAGCAAAAGAAAGCCTTGCGGACGCTGAATGGAACGATTGTAATTATAAACTGCTTACAAATAAAAGAGCATGGTTGCAGTTTCTATTGATGGAAAAACGCAGGGGTGTTGAGCGTTTCGTTGTTGGCCTTGAGCCGCGAAGGGAGATTACCAATGAGTAATAAATTTGATAAAATTATTGCTGAAATGAAAGAAGAAGCGCGAGGGGATTTAAGGTTTAACAAAATGATTACCGCGCAAAGAGATTCCCTTATTAAAGTCGGTAAGGTTTTGATTGAGATTGAAAAGGACGTTCCTGAAGATGTTTGTATTAACGAACATATCAGGGCTGCTGTAATTAGCATTGGATACGCACTCAATGATTACAATAAAGCATTAAGAGACATCAAAAAGGAGTTGGAAGAATGATTTATCGCGGTTTATCTTGGTCTTGTCTTTTGTTCGGGTTATTCCTATTCTTAAGCGCTTGGGAAATTGTTCGGTTTCAGCAATCCGCCAGCGAAATTATTGCCATGTTATTTATCGGAATGATGGGTGCTGTAGTCGGCGCTTTTGGATTGTTCGGGTTGTGGGAATGCTGGCAAAAAAGGGGCAATTAGGTTTGGTACTTTGAGGTTTGGCTACCAAACCTAATCTAACCAAACTTGGGAAGTGTTGTTTTTCAATAACTTACAGAGCAACTTTGGCAGGTTTGTTTTTAAAGTAAAATCTCACCAAACCTTAGTTAAGTTATTGAAAACAACTGTGGTTTGGTAGGTTTGGTAGGTTTGTATATATATATATATATGGGAACATACCAAAGTTCCCCATATATTATTCAAAAAGGAGTGGCGAAATGCCCAAAGTCGGAGAGAGCTTAACCAAGGAACAAACTGCTGTAGGCATGGAGCGGCTGAAGCCTCAACAGCAAAAGTTTCTGGACTTGTATTTTAATGGCGATAAAACTCAGACCGCATCCGCGAGGGAAGCTGGGTATAAAAACCCTGCTGTAGCGGCTGTAAGGCTACTCAGAAACCCCATAGTACAGGAACGCCTAGAAGAGATGCGCCTAGAAGCCAGAACGAAGTATGGCGTAACTGTGGACAAGTCTGTGCGCGACCTAAAGAAGATGCGTGACGAAGCATGGGAGCTAGGTAAATATGGTGAAGCAATCCGCGCAGAAGAGCTTAGATTGAAGGCAACAGGGTTACTTATCAACAAGAGCCATGTAATGCATGAAGATGTTAACGCCATGAACAGGGAGCAAGTGCTTGAAAAGCTTGAGGAGTTTCAGCGTATGGCGCAGCGTAGGATGAAGAACGTAACACCAGAACAAGAAGAGGTTGTAGAGATAACTGATGATAACGAAGAAGAGTAAATAGTCCCAAAAAATACCGTTTTCGCGGGGAGGCGGGGTTCACTTCCTCGGGAATCGGGGATTTGTTCGGGAATCGGGCCTCGGGGTGGCTGCCTCGGGGCCTTTTTTGCGTGCAGCGCCAGGCATCGGGCTTGAATTGTTCGGGTTATCGGGGCCGGGGAAGCCCGGCGACCCGTAAAATTGTTCGGGTTCGGGCCCCGGCGTCCCGGCTGCCCTGGGTATCGGGGTTCATCGGGCCTGGGAAGACCGGGGTAAGTTTAACAATTGTTCTGACCAGGGCCCGGCGTTCCAGGCCAGCAGCGCCCCAGGGCCGAAGACCGCACAATTGTTCGCCCCCCCCGGCCCTCTTCCCAGGGAGGCAGCCCGTGAATCAGACCGCTGCGGGTGTCAAATGTTTGACACAAAAAAGTGCATTTTTTTCTTGATTGAGTGAAAATAGTTTCCTATACTATTATTATAGTGTGAACGAAACAAACTAAACGAGGACGACATGGCTATCTATTATCATACACCAAAACAAAACAATGGCGTTTACGTCATCTGGTCAAAAGCAAAGTCTTTAAAAGAGATTGCACTTAAACTATCCGAGCGTCATGATGACATTGTTGTGACCACTGGTAAAAGAAACGGCAGGCGTGGCAGCAGCCCAATTGTGCCAACTAAAAAGTATCTTTTGCTTGATGGCAAAATGTTACCCGTGAAACAAAACTACTTGCAAGATGAGCTTGCTCGCTTGCTTCCCGCTAATTAAGGAGGGTCAGATGGACTACAACAAGGAAGAAATCACAGAATACTTTGACGATTGGCTCGCGGACACAATGCAGTCACAGGGTCACGAGTGGGTGAAGGACAACCTAGACGACCTACACCACCATGCCTTCAATACTGACTATTACATCATTGGCACGGAACGCGCTATTAACTGGATGGGCAGTTATTGCTGGGACATCATGCAGTTTGTGAAAAGCTATGAAATCGACAACTTCGGCGAGCTAATGACTGATGTTACCAACCCAGAGCGCTTAGTTAATATGTACGTTTACATCATCGGCGAGGAAGTCGTGAGTGAGTACGTCATGGAACAGGAGGCAGCGTAATGGAAGACTTAGAAATTATCCGCTGTGAGAATGGCGTTGGTGAGTGGGAGATTTATCCCACAGGTGAAACCTTTGACACAAGAAAAGAAGCTGAGCAGCGGCTAGCTGAATTAGAGAAGGGGGCAGCGCAATGAGAAATTATCTAGTTACCTTAACCCGGGGCGGGCGCTCTTTCTTTGTCACAGCGAGCAGCTCCCAGGCAGCAGAGCAAATTGTTCTGGATTTTGAACCATACTACAACCCAGATTGGGGACTCGTGGTTCGGGATGCCTAGAAATGTTCGGGTCGGCGGCCCGTAATCCGCCGTGTTTCCTCCCAAACTGGGCCCGCTTCGGCGGGCCTTTTTTTATCCGCCGGGGAAGGCCGAACAATTGTTCTGCTGCACGAGTCCCGCTGCGCCGAGCCCGCTGCTGAATCGCTGCGCCGATGGTGTCAAATTACTGACGCGATAAACTGTATTTTTTTCTTGTTATGATGAAATAAGTTTCTTATAATATAAGAGTAGAAACGAAACAGGAGACTAAAATGATTAAGGTAACTTATAAGATTGATTATCTGGATAACGAACCAGATGTAGAATATTTCGATACCATGCAGGAAGCGCACGAGTGGGCAGATGAAGAGATGGTGCGCCGCGTTGAGTGGGCAGTTACTCATTCACCTCATACCGTCACAGAGAAAGAGGAGCGCGAGCTATTAGAGACTGAGATTAGTCTTATCTCTTTTTCAGAGGAGTATGACGATGAGTAATATTTGGACATTAAAAGATTTTACGCTCGCGCCTAAAAAGGTAGTGGACGAGCATTTCAAGGCGGTCAATCACTTTGCAAAGAATTTGCCTGCTGATTACAATAACTACAAACCGATGAAGGGTTACAGGCACAAGAAGTTTAAAAACTATCAACCGCATGAAGTTCCGAAAGTGGGAGCAACAATGTCTTACAAAGGCGAGTTTGTAACTGTTCTCGCAAAAGACAAGGCGCATTTCGTTGCTAGCGGAGTCAAGGTAGTAAACGTGCTTTACGTTAGCTGGGGGAAAGACCCAGAGTCAAAGACCGCGCCGAAGTTCACTTGGGAGAATTGGGAAAAGCAGACAGGATTTAAACGGAGGAAGAAATGAACAAGAAGTACAAAGTTTTTTATATCACAACATATATGAAGAACGGGGATGTGTGGCAAACCAAACGCGGGACAAATGAGGAGTTTGAGGCGTGTTTTAGTTATTGCTGGAAAGGCGACAATGTTCAAAGGGTGGAGGTAGAAGAAAGAATGGAGGAGCTGAATCTGACTAAACCCGAACATATTATCTAATCCCCGGCGGGCTGCGCGTGCAGCTCGCCTTTTCCGGCCCTGGAAGTGAACAATTGTTCGGGCACCGGGCAGCACAGCGCTTGAGATTCGGGACATCGGGGTATCGGGGATTTACATAATGGTATTGGTATAGGCTGCCAGCCTGGTATTGGTAATGGTATAGGATGAAAAATCCGCAGAATTCCGCCGAAATTCGCCGAAATCCGGCGCGGAAATTAATTTTCAGAAAAATAAAAAAGCCAATGTTTTCAGTAGGATAACCCGCACAATTGTTCTTGTTTGCAACTTGTTTCTTTGATATACTGTATAGGCTAGGGCTTGCCCTTGCATTGTGAAACTAAAAAAGGAAACAAAAACAATGACTTACTGGAAACAAGATTACACTTACCCTACATTTGGCGCGGAATTAGAATATTATTTTTCAATGCCTAGCGTTTGCAATTCAATCCGCGAGGTTGAGCAAGCCTTATATGATGCTGGCTTTACATGGTTACAAGTTAAACTAGACGGCACTTATGAGGTAGACGTGGAAATAGTAACGCCGCCATTGCCAGACGTGCCGCAAGTATGGGCGGATATGTCTGCCATAATGGAAATATGCAAAAACCTAGGTTTGAGATATCGCAAGAAATGCGGTTTGCACATCCACATTGGCAAAAAACGCTTAAAGCCAGCCGTTAATATTGATGCATATATTGAACACGT